CAGTTTAACCGTTTTGACCGATTGACTTGCCCCACTACCAATTTCGGCCAGCTTCAAAACATTAGGCAGCATCTGAGCCAAAGTGACCTGAGTCCAATAGATGCCCTCAGCAGGAGTTTCACCTGAGAATGTGCCAGCAAAAACCGCTTGCCAAATGCGCGAATTATAACCTACGAATTTTAGGTAAACATCTGAGGACGTACCATCGTATGTTTTGGCTGGGTTATACGCGTCCACGTTATCGCCATTCACCACGTCTTGAATTACGCGATAAATATCAATAACGCGGTCATCCCATTCGGTAAATGTTAGTTCTGCATTCTTGGTGGGCATAGGTGGGTAAACCTCCTGCCTTAGCACCATTCCATCCAAATCATTTAATGCGCTCATATTGCTTTCATTCTAAAACCGTGACCATTATTTTTGCGAACCCCCTCACAGTAAAGAGGATAAACCGCTGAGTAATTGCAAAGAAAATCCCTCACTTCCGTTTCGTAAACCTTAGCACCGCTGCGAGTTTGGGCTATCATTTGAGTAAGTTGCGTTCCGCTTATCCGTTCGCTATTCTCTAACGTCTTTTGAACGAATCCGCTATTTGTAGACTTAACTCCATTCACTACCAAAAGGCGAGCGTAGACGTAATATTTCAACGCCATTTTTAGCCCCGAAAAGTAGATGGCATCTGCCTCACCGTTTGGCGTGTATATTTTGCCATCCAGCAACTCAACGTATTTCACCGCTGTCAGGTTGTTCATCATATCCAAATACATAGCCGCTCCAATTATGGGCTTAATATCGAACTCCTGAGCCTCCGTAATTATCGGGTCAATATCGCGGTCGTCCAAGTTCTGAGTAAGAAATTTATTTTCCGTGAAATCCGTTATGTTGATAAGGTTTATCATGCCGTTTGTTCTGTTACGCCTGCTAACATTTCGCGTGCAACCTCATTACTAAAGCCATAAATCTCTCGAAGCATAGCAATACCAGCAGGCACGCTTGTTTGTCCTGCGCTTATAGACTGTTGCAATGTAATCAATGCAGTAACACCACCAACAGAGCCACGAAGTTCAGCCTGAGCGTTGGCAACCTTGTCGGCCGTTTCCGCATCTAAATTCCTTTCTGTTATGTCGGCCATTGTTAGCGGTTTAATTTTGTAACTGCCTCCAAAAGTATCGAATAATAACCAGTCAAATGTTTCCTCTAAAATTGCCCTTTCGTCCTGCGTCTTGCGATTATAGAACGAAACCGCATCATCCAACTGAGCCGATAAACCAAGCGAACCAGCAACGGCATCTAAAAATACCGTAGGGATTGCAAACACTTTACGGATATTGTCCTGCGTGCTTTTCTCGTGGTACTCAAATAGCTTGTCGTTATTTGAATGCGTAAACGGGATTAACTCAGGCTTCTGCTCAGGCGTGTCGATGTCCAAAAGCATTAAGCGGTTAAAATTGTCCGCGCCTTGAAATTCCTTTAGCTGCTCTACTAGGCCATCTGAGTTGTTATTATCGCCCTCAGCTTGGCCGTATCTGACCATCATGTGCGAAGCCATAAACGAACCGCTTATGTTTCTGTATTTGAATAGCTTTATTTGGCTATCTGTTTCAATATCCTCTAATTCGCTGTCAAAGTGTGACAACGGATATGCAACGTCACCACCAGCACCGTGATAGTATATTTGCCCTTTGTAGTATTCAATTCCACCAGCCGCTTCTATTTGCTTTTTGACTATTTCGGGATCGGGATTGTAAAGATCTATAAAGTCAATCTTTGCTTTATCTATTCGCTTGTCAATTTCGCGCCCCCAGTCATTATAGACCGCAATTGAATCGGGCTTTCTGTCCCTATCAATTCCTATTCTACAATGCGAAAAAGGAACATGGCTAGAAGTTGTTTCCTTTCCTGTTATGTCGTAATTTTTATGGATTGCAAACCCTCCGTGCATTGCGAAATCATAGGCGCATCTGCGAAGTAACTTGTCAGCGGTTAATCGGTCGCCATCTACCACCGTTGCGCCTAAAGCAGCATCGGCAAAGCCTGTGCCGTTGATGAATTTGAAATAGATGTCAATGCAAGTGATGGCAACGCCTGACCCGTTAACAATGTCCACAACCCTTTGAGGATAAGCGTTGTCAATATCGTAGTTGATAATCCCTAAAGACTTGTCGTCCCTGCGAATTATGCGCTTTTGAATCTTGGCGATGTTGATTCTCATTACTCTTGAATTTGCTCAGTAGCTTCAACGGTTACCACCTCAACTACCTTAGCCTTTCTACCTCTTTTACCCTTTGGCTTTTCAACGCCATCTAATTCGGCAAGCAAAGCCTCGCCATTTACAAATGAGCGTGAATGTCCTGAGTTGGATTTTACCATCTCTATTGCCACATCGTCAGTAATGTTTGCGACCGTATAATGAGCGTGATTAAAGTAAACCAGCGCATTCGGTTTTAGTTTGTATTTGCGTTCCATCGTCATCAATTTTAACTGTGTTTCGGTTAACCCCTTTAACTCAAATAAAGCGTCTAGTATGCAACTTTGACAGGTTCCCTGCCCTACCTTTTTGCCAGTTAATTGGAAGTGTACTTGAAGAAATTTTACAACCGTTGGGTGCTGCCTATCAATTTGACCTTTTGGGACAACAACTAAAGGGCTAACCTCTTCAAGTAACGCTTTTAATTCTAGTGGTGTCATGCTGCGAATTTACAAAAAAAAAGCGGTGTCATGTTTCCACGCGCACCGCCTTTTTTTATTTCAATTGATTAGATTACACTAAGCCGTTAACCAGCGCAAGAGTAGTGGCATAATCAGTATCCCACAATGTGTGCGGCAAACTTGAAGGGCGGCTAATTTCATCGTTGCGAATCAAAAGGTTATATGCGCCTTGTGTTTCAGCATCGGCCAAAATACGCTCCAATTCCTGTAACCGTAATCCTGTTTCAAGACCATAGATTTCAAAGGCTGAATTACCATCTAAACCCTTCCTGTTATTCTGAACGATTGCTACAACCAACGCCCCGTCTAATTTGCCTAATTGCAATTTTGCATCAGGGCTATTGTCAAAGCATTTGAATCTCACCTCGTGGTCGTATCCGTTAACGTAACGGCCTTTAACCATTGCCGAACGTGGCTCATTTGAGTTGTTAACACCTTCGTACTCATACCCAACTGCTGGGGCTATGAGTGTGATGTTGGTAACGATTATTGGGTTAACGTTGTCGTATGTAACGTTTCCGTCAATATCGGCATAGTTCAAAAGGATAAGCCTATCGTTCACACCCCCCGTTGGAGGATATGCACAATCATAGGCTATTCCAGCTGTGATATTATCGCAAATTGGCATGATTTCTTTTGTTAAAGGTTAATACTAATAAGCAACTTGAACCAAGTAATCCTGCAACACTTTTGCATCTAGGTTAGCACCGAAGTCAAAGTATGTTTTCTTGTCTTTCTTGTCAACAAAAACGTCTACTTCAGAAAGCGTACCTTCTTCTTCTGTTCCGAAAGCGATGTTAGCCTTAGTGGTCAACAAAGCACGGTGAGGAAGGTAGTAGTTCAACTCACTTGCAGCATTACGTTGGTAGCCCTGAATCATTCTGTCCCAAAAGCTGTAAGCGTAGATAGTAACACCCATGCGCTTAATTACCATCACACCGTCTTGGATGTACTCGAATGCTACAGAAAGACCGTTGTTTGCACCAGCTTCCAATTCACGCACGTACTGGTCAGCTACTGACTGAGTTACGATAATGATTTTGTCTGCTTTATCACGTAGACGGAAATCAGAATTGAATACCAAGTTTTGAAGCGTATTAGTTACAACTCGGTTAGTTGTATCTGTTGAATTAAACGCTTGCAATGCAAAAGTAGACTGTGCATTTTTGGTAGTCAAGTCGCTTGTTCTGCGAGCAGGAGTTGTAGCAACAATTGCGAACAATTGCTTCCAAATGCCATCAAAAGCATCCCAACGCTTGGCAACGAAACCAGCCGTTACGAATATACCGCCACCAGCTGTATCGTCTGCTGCCGTGTCACCAAACCAAACAAGGCGGTGGAACATTTCAGCAATAGCATCTTGGTAACGCTCAACAAAGAAAAGAGCAAAGTCAGTGTTGCTAAGGTCTCCCTTTTGAACACCATTTTTCAAACCGTAAACAAAGAAGGTTTCAAGTAGGTTGTCAAAACATTCGCTGAAACGGTCATCAATGTAAGCAGGTTCCCAGAATTTTTCTGTGTTTTCGATAGCAGCATCATTCTCGATTGGAGAACAGCTAGAAGTATCGTGTTTTTGTCCTACCAAACCTGACAAAATTCCAAGAAAAGCAATTTGTTTCTTGGCTTTGATGCCTGTGTAGATAGTCAAGAATTCGGTCATCGCGGGTTTCGCGTACACGTCCTCCATTATCCCTTCTGAAAGGGCTTTTATTTCTTCGCCATTAAAGGCTAAGTCTGCTGGGTTAAGGATTGCCATTTGATTTGATTTGTTTTGATTGGTTAGTTATTATTTTTTACCCTTACGTGCTGCAAGGGCTTCTTTGATTGTTGAGTAACTTGAAGCTTCGGTCTTTGCCTCAGCAATTGGCTTACGAAATGCAACTGCCTTAGCTACTGGCTTGTATTTGCTTGAAAGTTGGGCAAGGGCTACAAATTCAGTCTGCAACGCTGCAAGGGCTGTTTGCTCTTCTTCGCGTTCCGCTTTCAATTGAGCCAACTCAGCGGCCATTTCTTCAACGTTAAGACTAACTACTTCGATGATTTCAGTAATAACACCATCAACGGTTACTACTTGCACGCCTTCAAAGTTGTGAGTTGCATCAGGTACTGGATTTCCCTCGGCATCGGTAACTAAGTCACCTACTTTAGGCGCATCTTCCTCAGTCACTACAATGACAGGAACGCCTTCGATTGTTGTAAGGTCTAGGGCA